GGGACGAGCTGTTGGCGTTCTTAATAAATACCCCATTGACCCTGACTACTACCCTAGCCCGGTAGACTTCTTGATGGGTCTGCCATCGCTGGAGCGGTACAACCTACCCTCCAACTACGAGATGACTTGGGAAGTAAAAGGAACGACCTACGAAACAAAGTGGGGCACCTTCGTCCAAGAGCCGCGGTTTAAGCTGACGCTTTATCGTAAGGTGTTTGATGAAGACGACAATCTGGTTGAAGGCAAGCGTTACTTGGTCAAAGAAGCTTTCTTCACCGAAGACGAAGCTCTGGCTAGGACCTTCGCCCGAGACATGGGCATTGACCCTGAAAACCTAGATATGCGCGGCCTGCTTAATCAGGTTCGCATGAAGCGCTTTCAGGCTTGGATGGAAGAAATCTTCCGACCCAAGAAGTCAATGCTTCGCCCGGCTACTCGCAAACAGACGGTTATCGGCGGTATGCCGGTTATCGTAGAAGAATACGAGACAGAGGTTTAGCAGGTGGCGGAGGTCTATAAGCCTCACGCCAAGCAAGCCGAAGCTCATAACGCCGTCCAGACTCACGACAGAATACTTCTCCACTGGGGGCGGCAGGTCGGTAAGACGTTATGGAGTGTCCAGCACGCTTGGATTTCCGCCGTGCACAAGCAGGGCCGGTACTTCATCGTCTTCCGAACTTACACACAGGCTAAGGAGGTTGTGTGGAAACAATACATCCACATGATTCCAAAGGAGTTAATTTATAAGACCAATGCCAATGACTTATCTGTTACGTTCAATTACATCAAGGGCGATTTGGCTTTGCCGGGACTTGGCTGGGTACACGTTGAGCATGACGAAAGCAAGCCTCGTTCGTCTATTCAGCTACTTGGCTCCGACCAAGCCGATTCCCACCGAGGCTTCTACGCCCACGGGATTATCTTTGACGAATATTCCCGCCAAAACCCCGAGCAATGGGACGTTGTGTACCAGCCGATGTTCTCAACTACGAATGGATGGGCAATTTTTATGTCCACACCGTACGGCTACAACCACTGGTACGACATGGTGGAGTACGCCCGGGACCATCCCGACGAATGGGGCTATATTGAAGCCACTTGGCGCGACAACCCGATTGTCAAAAAAGAGTTCATTGATAAGGTCCGCAAAGAACACGAAGCCCGTGGACGGCTTTCTACCTTCTTACAGGAGTACGAACTGGAGTTCCGAACGGTTGAAGGCGCCGTTTACCCTCAGTTCAACCGAAAGGTCCATATGGTACGACCCGAAGATGTACCGTCTGAGGGCATTATCTACGCGGGCATTGATTTCGGCTGGGACAATCCCACCGCTGTCATATTTGTACTGGCTGACTACGATGACAACTGGTGGGTCTTTGACGAAATCTACGCCAGAAACACCATCACCACCGACCTTGCGGACATCATACGAAACAAAGTTGCGGGGCGGCGTATCGCTTTAATGATTGGCGACTCAGCCCAGCAGGAGTCTATTGCCACCTTGCAGATGCAGGGGCTTCCGGTGACGCCGGTCAGTAAGTCCGGCGGCGATTCCATCCCGACCGGCATCTCTTTAATTGCCGAGCGGCTCAAACCCCGCACTCAATTAGTTGGTGAGCCAAAACCCAAATTATTCGTTAGCTCCCAATGCACTAATTTCATTTGGGAAGTGGAGCAATATAAGTACCCCGAAGACAAAGGCAAGACCAACCCGCGTGAGCTGCCAATCAAGAAAGATGACCACGGTCCAGACGCTCTGCGCTACCTCGCTTTGTTTATGAAATATGGTAAGATTGAGAAGGAACAACCAATAATAAAAACAAAATTTAACGAGTACGGACTCCTATAATGGACAAAACAAAAACCCAACTACCGCAAGAAGGCACCGATGAGTACCTTTTAGCGCGTGACTTTCAGGAAGACCTGCAAGCTCACGACTACTACATTACGGATTTTGACGCTTACGAGGCCATGCTTATCAGCAAGGTCTACGATTCGGTCAGCAAAAAGACAACTAATGCTATAACTGACGGCGAAAGCGCGACTCTCGCCATAGAACGCTCGGCCCGGGTCGTCGGCCAACTGCCAAGCGGGCAGATGAAGGCCGCTGGCAAGAAAGACGATGGCAAAGGCGCGCTCATGGACATCATCGTTCAGCGCTGGATTTACCTCAACGCCAACGCTCAGCGCCCATTTTTGGAGAAAATCCGCCTCTGGCAACTTTATTCTTCAGTTTATGGCTATATGCCGATGTTTTACGACTGGGACGTGGCAAATACCGGCTACATCGGGCCAAACTGCTGGCTGTGGAACCCGCGAAACTTCATCCCGCAGGCCGGACGGCCGAGCATTTTGGACATGGACTATGCCCACGCTATTTCTTACGTCACAATTCCGACTCTAGAAGACCTCCTAGAGGACATTCCGGAAAACGAGGACTGGGACAAGGAAAAACTGCGCGAAGTCATCCAAATGCACAAGGATGCGACCCGCCAAAAAGACACGATGCGCGATTCCTTGATTGATAGAGTCCGAACCAGCGCCAGTGTCCGCCAAATCGCCATGGTTACCCGCTTTGAGAGCGGTAAAAATGGCGAATGGGTGACATTTTTCCCCGATTATGGCTATAAAGAAGTCCGCCGCATACCGAATCCGCACAAATCGTCCCGCATCCCGTTTGTTCTGAAGTACTGCCTACCGTTGATGGACAACTTCTACGGCCTAGGCGACTTCCAGCGCAACAAACCACTCCAGTTTGCGATGGATGGTTTGACCAACTTCTACTTCCAAGGTCTTAAGACGAACATTATGCCGCCGTTCGTGGTTAACGCTAACGGGGTTATCAAGCACACCATAGATAAAGGCCCTGACGCCGTTATCATGGAGACCATTCCCAACAGCGTCCGCCGTCTAGAAACCTCCACGGCCGGGCTTTCTACCTACCAGCAAGCCATGACCCAACTTAAGGGTTCTTTGATGAGCCAGTCCGGTACGACCGACACCACGCTCAACCAAGGCAACACTAACGACCCGATGTTCGGTAAGACGCCGCAGGCGCTTAAGATGAACCAAGCCCGCGAGTCTACCCGTGACAACCAAGACCGCTTCTACCTAGAATCAGCCCTGCGTGAACTAATTGAGTGCATGTGCGCGTTGATTCCTGAGATGGGTACCGAGTCTATACCTATAGACATTTGGGCCGATGACATAATGGCAATTAAGAACGCCGGTTACGACGACATCATGCAGATGGTCCGCGTCTCTAGCTCCGGCCAAAGCGGCAGGCTGACTATCAACCCGGCTGCGCTTAAGGGCGTGCGTTTCCGTTTCCACCTAGAACCCGGCACAACCGCGGCTAACACAAAACAGGACACAATCCAGACGATACTAGACTACCTCGGCACCATGGCGAAGTTCCCCAGCGCGCTGGACCAAATGGAGAAATCCGGTAAAGCTCCCGACTTTGAGTACATCTTCCAAGTCCTCGGTAATCTAGCCGGGGTCCAAGGAGTTGAGCGATTCTTCAAGCAGGTAGAACCACCTCAGCCACCGCCCCCGCCACCGCCTAAAGACCCTTCGGAATTGGTCAGCACTAATTTCAAGGACCTACCGCCGTCTGGTAAGATACAACAAGCTAAACGAATAGGAATTACCTTGACTCCCGAAGACGTAGGTTCCGGTGTATCGCACCCCGGCATAATGCCGCCCGGTGGTCCACCCAATGCTCCGGCGGGACCAGCCGGACCAGAGGCCGGTCCAGTGGGGCCGTCGGGACCAGCTCCTCAAGCCGGACCGGTTAATCCTATGATTGCAGCCGCACACGATAACCTAGCAAATATGTAAGGAGGCTCCCATGGCGAACCCATTAGTGGGTGACGTATCACCTTTCTTCCCCGAGGAAGAACAGCAACCTGTAGACCAAACAACAACACTAGAGGATGAACTGGCTAAGCTTGGGAACGCCCGAGTGAAATGGCCGCGCATAACCGCGTTCATTGCAGAACGGCAAGAGTTCTATCGCCAGTTCGTCCCGGGTGGTAAGCGCCTGACCGATATGAGCGCCGAGGAGCGTGGTAACTGGTGGCTTTGTGCTTCTACTATCATCGCTGAGTACGACGCTTTCCAAGATGTAGTTAATGAGATAAACGATGCAAAACGAAGAAAACCGCCAACAGGCCCCACCGAGATTCAGCCTTCCTAAAGAGTGGGGGGTTGACCAGCCCGAATACATACCCCACTTAACGGACCAAGAACGTGAGGCTAAGCTTGATATGCTGCGCCAGCGCAAGCATAAATGGAAACAAGAGGGCCGTGAAGCGATTTGTATATCTGACGAATGCCCTGATACCCACGGCTTCCTGTTACCGATGAATAAGCTATTGGTTGGCACCGACAATGCCGGTATGCCAATTTTCAGGGACTTGACCCTTTCCGAGTAGTGTTGCTATTATTACATTGAAGAAGCCAAAATAAAGACTTCCTAGGCGACGACACGAGCCTTTAACGCGGTCAGGGGACGCCCGTCCTACACGAGGGCAGAAATAAAAGACAAAGGAGAAACACAATGGACCCCAGTGAGAATGAGGATTTAGAGAAAACTAATCCGGAGGGTCAAGAGCCGGAACCACAGGAGCCACAGGCTCCAGCCCAACCCGAGCAGCCAGAAGGCGGCGAGGAAGGCGGGGAACCGGAAGCACCTTCACAAGAAGACCCGGAAGAACCAGACGATACTGTATCTACTGGTTCAGCACGGCTTGATAAGCGAGTTGAAAAATTCGCTATGAAGCTAAGAAACGAGTTTGCGACTCGTTCCCAGCAGCGGCCTCAACCGGACAAACCGTACCAGCCAGTCAATTTAGATGATATGGAGTACGACCCGGAGACGTTGCAGCTCCTTAAACAAGACAGGGAACGCATTGCGAAAGACGCGTACAGCCAAGGTGCTGGCGAAAGGCAAGCTCTTGTCCAAGAACGGTTTATGGACCGTTTTGAGGTGGACGCAGACCGGGTCACAGCTAAGTACCCAACGATGGATGAGACCAGTGAGGACTTTGACCCTGACTTGGCCGCAGGCATCAACGAACAATACTTAGCGCTAGTCGGTTACGAACAGAGGCCCGATGGCTCTGCGGTGTTCCATAACCCGATAATTCGTTACAGGGACTACGTGGACTCCCAAATGGCTTTAATTGAAAGAGCCGCCACATCCCGAAACGCCGACACAGCTCAGAATGTAGCGAAGCAGGCTTCCCGAACTGGTCCTAGACCAAGCGGGGGCGCCAAAAGAGGCGCTGTTGACCTCTCTCCAATAGGTATTCGCAAGATGACCCCGGAGGAGTACGAGAAAAACAGGCCCGCCATTGAGGCAGAAATTCGCCGCAGTATGGGTCTTTAAGGTCTTTGACTGACCGCTTTGCTCTTTAATATCAACTAAAACAAACACGAAGGAAGCACCACTATGGCTGGAAATATTACCGGTTCAGGTGCCGCAACCGCTCAGTTAGTCCAAGAAGTATGGACCAAAGAGGTTGAAAAGGTCTTCACTAAGAAGCTCCAATTCGCTAATTTGGTTACACGCCGAGATGGGCTAGTAGCTAGCGGTGGTGACACCATCAATGTTCCGTTCAATACTACCGGAACCGCTCGTGATAAGGCTGCGTCTACAAACGTAACCTTTGACAACGATTTCGGTACTCCAATCTCCATTTCCATCAACAAGCACAAGTACTACGCTACCTTGATTGAGGATTTTGCTAAGGTTCAGGCCAACTATGACCTAGCCAGCATTTTCCGAGACCAAGCTGCGGAGGCTGTTGCTCGTGCCGTTGACACCGACCTAGCCGCTCTGTACTCAGATGCAGCTAGCAACGTAGACTGCGGTACGGTCGCTGATGACGCTGACATGTTGGCAGTCCTTCAGGTGTTAGATGGTAACGATGTACCCCGAAGCGGACGCTTCGCTGTGGTCCACTCGCTGCTTGAAAACCACCTGTTGAACGTCAACAAGTACGCCGCCTACGACCAGACTGGAAATAAAGGCGCGGCTGTTACTGACGGTATGGTTAGCCGAGTATATGGCTTTGACATATACATCTCTAACAACGTCACTAACGTCGCCGGTACTCCGCCTGTTTACCACAACATCTTCGCTCACAAGAGCGCGATGAGCTTGGCTCAGCAGTTGTCTCCCACCTACAAGATGGAAGACAGCGTAGATGCCATTGGTATGAAGGCTGTTCTTCACACAATTTACGGTGTGAAGACGGAGCGCACCAACGCCTTGGTAGACGTACGTCTCTCTCACTAAACCGAGAGGATTGACGGACAGATTAACCGCCCTCTTTGGGCGGTTTTTCTGTTATATTAAAGTTATGGTAAAAAAGTTGGCAGCGTGCCTCCCATCACGCGGGCTGATTCACTCCCGCACAGTCCAAGGTCTTTTTGATAATCTCTTTCACGCCGTTATAGACTGGGACCTTTTATTTACTCACACGCTCCCGATACCCGATTGTTTCAACGCGCTGGTGGAAGCGGCGCTGGACGGCGGTGCTGATGCCATTTGGTTCGTAGAAGAAGATATGGAACTGCCCAAGCACATCCTTGACGACCTTTTAATTGAACTTCAATCTAGCGTCCACTCGGTAGTGGCCGCCGACTACCCAATAACCGGTCGTGATAGTACGGTCTTTATTCACGAAGGCAAAGTTATGGCTGTTGGTATGGGCTGTATGCTGGTCAGCGCCAAGGTTTTTGAGGCGCTTGGCGAGCCGTACTTCAGGGACAACGTAGAGTACGGGCTACCGGAATGGGAACCTATATATATGTTGCCGGGGACCGGTTACGGGCGCCAAGACGTTGACTTTGGCTATAGGGTTAACCAGCTCGGCCTGAGTATAGGGGTGTTGGAAGAAAGAATCGGGCACTTTAAGGTAGAGACGCCGGGTAACCCGATGAGTAATAATGGCGTCCATAAGGTAATGAAACTATGAAGAAAATCTTAACGATGGGGACTTTTGACATTCCCCACGCTGGTCACGCCGCTTTCCTGCGCGAGTGCGAGAACTACGGCGAAGTAATGGTCGGGGTTAATACTGATGAGTTCGTGGAGGAGTATAAAGGCGAGAGACCACTGTTCTCCTACGAGGAGCGCAGCCAGTTAATACTGGCGCTCGGTTACACGGTGCTTAAAAATAGCTCGGCGGGGCGCACCCTAATCCGCCGCATCCGTCCGGACCTAGTAGCTATCGGTTCGGACTGGCTAAAAAAGGACTATATGGCACAGATAAACATGACTCCCGAATTATTTGAGCAAATGGGCATCGGGCTGCTCTACCTCCCGTATACTGATGGTATTTCTACAACACTTATTAAGGAGAGGTTATGGCAACCGCACCAGCAAAAGCAATAGTCATTGGTACCGATTACGGCCGCGAGGAGTGGGTTGCGAATCTGTTAAAAAGTCTAGCTGGCTGTAAATATCAGGTTATGGTCATCACCCAAGGTCAGTATGAGTTGGGCAAGATTGACTGGGCATTCACGCACACGCGACTGGAGGAGTTCCTGTTTCTCCATGACGCTATGGAGTTAAAACGTCTGGATTGGCTGGATGAAGTATTTGACCACCCGCACTCAGTCGCGCTGACAGATAAGCCGTGCCCGTTTGGCATGTATTTAGGCAAATACCAGCGCAAGGTCTTACAACACATTGTTATACCGGAAGTTAAGTCCAAAAAAGATTCGGTTTACCACGAGAGTCATTGGACGCACGATTACCTTAATATAGACCCCGGCGCCAAGATTCTTTGGCATGACCTAGATGACCGCGACCACAGAGTTGTAGAGGCGTTTGGCCGGACTAACTTGCTGCTGGAGAACGATTACGTGGCTAAATATAAAGGCACATGGACGATGGACCAAGTGGAGGAAATAGATAGAAAGGCAGGTATAATTAAGATATGAAACCACTCCGCGATGTAGTTCTCATCAGGCCGGATGAGGCTAAGACGCAAACAGAAACAGGCATTTTACTACAAGAAGACTGGAAGACCCTCCCGCCGACTGGCGTTGTTGAAGCCGTGGGCGACGAGGTGACTGATGTCAAACCGGGCGATAGGGTTATGTTCTTGCGCTATTCGGTGATTGACGCCGGGGACGGCCTTAAAGCCGCTAAGGAACAGCACATAATCGCAAGGATTGAAGATGGCGAAGACCCGAAAAATTAAAGATATGTCCGTGCTTCGGGAAACCCCGAAGTTTATGGACATGGCAAAAAACAAAGTCAGCCACGCGCACCTAAAGGATTATAGTCTTCAGTCCGTCGTAGAACTGAGCTGGGACCTCAACGAGGAGGCCGAGCGTGACATGATGATGAAGATTAAGATAAATAATCAGGAAGCCATTATTGACTTGGAGGAGTTGCTACATTACACGCGTTTGGTATAATTAGCTTGTAATCCTCTAAAATTAACAAGGAAAAACAAAAAAGTGAAAAGCAGACTAATTAAACTTCCTGTACTCGGCCGG